TTCGAGCTCATCGTCATTGGTATGGGCAAGATAAGCCTGTGCCCCGGCTCCGATTGCATTGACGGTTTGGGATTCACCGCTCTGGGCGTCCCACACCTTGAGCATCGAAGCTCCGGCAGTGCGTCCAATCTGGACCAGGTACTTCTCCTCGTCGTCTCGGTCAATCTTGCCCCAACGCGATGAGGTGCTGAGAGCACCACTCAGTTGAGAGATGTGCTTTATCCCAGGCCGCTTGGACAGTCCAAAGGAAGGATCAGGCAAGAAGTTGTCACAGGTGACAAAGGTGCCTTCGAGCTTCAGGGAATCGGGCTGCTGGGAGACTCCCCCAATCAGGTTGTCGATCTTCTGAGAAACGGCGGGCATAATTACCTGGCAATGATGGAGAGCGCAGTCTGGGTTGGAGCCATGAAATACCGACCCTTGTCCCCTTGAACCAGGACATTGTGTCGACCAGTGGTACAGTCGTAGGAGAGGCAAGCGGCCCGCAGGAGTGTCTCATCCTGGGAATTGAACAAGACCATCTTGTCGGATCCTAGGGTGCGCCCAGCAAAGACCCTGGCAGCACGCTGAACGATGTAGTTCTGGAAAACAGAAGGGATGTCCTCGAACAGGTAGTCCCACACCACATCGAGGCTGATGGAAGTGCCGGCACCCCAGTCAAAGCTGTGGGCAAGGTTGTCGTAGAGCTTGCCGTTCTTTTGGACGGCTCGCACCCGGAACTGGTTGTCTTCCTGGTTGACGGACATATTCAAGATCCCAGGAGGGATGGCAATGTCTCCATTACTGTCAGCCAGCAGGGTGTAGCCCTTCTCAGAGTTGAAGTTCCATCCTTCCCCAAGCACCTCTTCCCGGACGTTGCTGAGGATGAGGGTGGCGGTGGCAATCTCAGGGTTGGCCTGATCAAGTCCAGTGATTGGGGCCTGACCAATAGCGGTCAGCATCGTGTTGACTGCTTGCAGCTGAGTGGTCATGGTGGGAAAGGAGAGCGCCGTTCTGGGCGCAGAAAGGAAAAAGGCCCAGGCTTTAATAAGCCCAGGCCATATTAAACGAAATCAGGCTACGTTCTGGAACTCGCCGGCCACGGAGACGCGGACGGGACCAGCACCCAGAGCCAGACGGCCAACGATGACATCACCTTGATAGATGACCTTGGTGTCGGCACCCGTGGTCTGGATGGAGGGACCAATGCCCTCGAGCACAGCAGCAGCGTCCCGATGGTAGATCAGGCCGCAGCTGTTGGTGAAGCTGGCAGCGGTGCCGTAGGTGTTACGAGCACCATAGGTGCCAGAACCACCCGCGGTGTCCGTCTCAATGGCCGCGCCGGAAGCGGAGCCATAACGACCCAGGAAGGGCACGTTGTTGGAACGACGGATGTTGATGCCAGCAATGCTGTAGAGGCCTTCGCCGCTGTTCAGATCCCCTTGGCTGCCACCATAATCCCGGTTGAGGATGTTGGTGTCGACCTGAGAAATCAGGGCGTAGTATTGACGGGGCGACAGCACAGCAAAGCGACCGTCCTTAGGAGCGGCCACTTCGTCCAGACGGGCAGCGGCTTCGAAGAAACCGTCAACCAGAGCCTGGGCGTTGTATTCCTGGTTGGCACCGATGTTGATGCGGAAGCCACCAGGTTCGCCGGTCACAGGAGCCGAAAGGCCAGCAGCACGGGACAGGGTGCGACCGATACGACGGTCGTAGAACTCAGCCAGCGATTGGCCGATCTGACGGGCGATGGGGCCGCGGACATCATAGTGCGAGATCACTTCGTCCAGGGAGTACACGAAGGCACTGGCAACCAGAAGGTCGTCCAGTTCGATCGTGGTTTCGGCGGACGGAGGATCACCCGAACCGAGGATTGCAGTACCGGGAGTATGGTATGCAGCCGTGATGCGACCAGTGTGAATGAACTGGTGAGAGCGGCCGTTGCTGATCTGCTTGTTGAGGACGGTGTCCTTGAAGATCGTGGCGTTGCGGAAGGCCTCGTACACCTCGCCACTGAAAAGTTTCAGGAACAGGGCGCGTTGGTCGCCGGCCTTGTTAGAGCGGCCGGGTTGCGTTACGGTGAAAGTCACAGAATTAAAGTCGAAGGGGTGTGAACCGATCGACTGAGCTCAGTCAAATATGAAGCGCAAAAAGTCAACGGGTATGGATTATCCTCCGCAGAGGGTCCAACCGAACGTTCGGCTGTTAATGGGAGCCACCCAATAGTCTCCCCCTGGACTTGAACCAGGGACCCAAGGCTCTACCAACTGAGCTAGGGAGACAGTGACCCCTCTGTTTGAGCTTCCATGGAGAGGCTTGAGGGGTGTTTGATCAAAGGAGCTCGCCTGAAGCGGCAAGCCGATCTTCCACATCAAGGCGGAAGGCCGGGTCCTGCTGGTAGCGAGGATTGGACAGGTCGCGCCTCAGCTCTGCCTCAGACCGGTAGGGTTTGATCCCTGTTGCCTTGGCTCTGCCTCCTGACACTGGCTCCCCATCAAAGCCCACGGCCGCCTTGTAGCGGTTGGTGAGGGCCTCCACAGCAAACCGTGTAGCGGCCTTGTTGCCTGAGGTAATGACCTGGTCGTAGGCGGCTCGATCCTCAGGCGAAAGGTTATCCGCTGCCCAAGCCAGGGCCTGGTTGTAGGCCTCTTGTCCACCCACAGAAGTGACGATCTCCTGGGCCTCTGCGTCGGAGATGGGAGCAGGAACCTCAGTCTGAGACTGCAGCTTCTGCCATGCCTTGATTAGGTCAGCACTAGGCAGGGCCTCGAGTTTGGCCACGGTGGCCTCGTCAAGCTTGCCCTCGTTCTTGTAGAACTCCTCAGAGGCCTCTTTGAGGGCCGTCTCGGCCTCCGATTCCTCCTCTGCAGGGGATTCTTCAGTAGCCTCATCAGAGGCCACTTCTAGGTCATCCTCAGTGGACTCACCCTTCTTGCTTTGCTCGGCCTTGTAGGCGAGCTCCTTCTGCATCAGGGCGTAGACTTCGGCGGCCGACTTCCCTTGGTATTTCTCGGGGAGCTGACCAACCTCCTGCTCTTGGGCCTCACGAGCACGGGCGAAGAGATCCTCCTCCTGCTTTGCGTGGGCTTCTGCGAGACGCTCGCCGACCTCAAGAGCTGTTTGCTCCCTGGCCAGTCGTTGGGCCTCGTCGATTTCGTCGTGAATGACGCTCATGAATTAGGGGTGCTGGGGGGTTCGGATACGACAAGCTTTAGGTGGTTGAAGCCCGGAGTCCGGATAAGGGACTTCGCCCCAATGAGGGGGCGGGCTACCTTATTCTTCACCGTTGGTTTGCCCACCGTGGGGCGGGTTGTGGAACGGATCGAAAGCTCGATGGTTTGATTGGTGGGAAGAGGTGTAAGCTCAACCGGGTCCTCCGGGGAGGCCAGGGGTTGGAGCTCCAGCGGGGGCGGAGTTTTGGGTGGAGAGGTTGCTGAGCGCCTCGGGCGCGTCGGGGTTGGCACGGGGATCCATCATAGGGGCTTTGACCAGCTGACCGGCCTGATCGACCAGGGACTGCTGGATCTGAACGGCTTGGGCTTCTTTCTGGGAAGCGTCTTGTTGTTCTTGAGTGTAGAGCAGGCCGACAGGATCAATGCCGTCTGAGGTGAACAGGCGCTTGATGAACTCGTCGACGTTGACCTTCTTGGCAAAGACGTCAGGACCAAGGGCCTGTTGGATGGTGGTGGCCACACGAAGCAGGGCCTCTCGATCCTGGCCGCGGCCGATGCCGTCAAGGCCTGCCACCACGGTAGGCAGAACGAGACCCTTGGGCAACTTGGGAAGCTGGCCCTTGCGTTGGAGCACCGACAGTCGGCGCTTCAGGAAGGGGACGGCCACCTCGGTGGTGAGCGTGCCCATGATGCCTGATAGCTGCTCCATGACCTCCTGCTGGACCGCACGGACCTCCTCGGCCGTGGTGCGTTCCGACTGACGTACAGACAGGATCAGGAAGGCTTCAGACAGTGACTTGATCAGGGACTGAGCCATCTGATAGGCAGTGGCCATGTCGGCCTGCTTTCCAGTAAGCACAGGAACCAAGTCCTCAGGGCGCCCCACCAAGATGTCACCATTCTCGGCTTGAGCAAACTCCGCCGGTTTAGTGATGGCTCCAGGGCTCAGAAGGTAGATGATCTTGGCAGCCACGGCCGAGCCTTCCACCAGGGACTGAGTCAGACCCTCGAGGCTC